CGTTCGCTGTAGGATGCTGATAGCTCCCTCGTCGGCATCGGGTGCATCATCGTTTCCTGCCATTCCCTTTTCGAAAGCGAGAGTCTGCTCGAGTCCCGCCTGCATGTCGGTGTCGTCCTTCTGGGAGATGTCGTAGAACACGAATCCCCGTTCCCATAGTGGGCTGATAGCCTCTATTCGCTGGAACTTGTCAGGTTTCTTGCGTGTGTCGCCGGTTATGGGTAGCTGGTATCCTCTGTTTTCTCCCTCTGTTGCGAAGTCGTCGAGAATGAGGTCCTGCATGAATGACGCCTCCATGAAGAACTGTATTGCTATGGCTTTGTCTTGGCTCCACTCGAAGAGGTCGTAGCACCATCTGACGAGCTCTGCAATGGATGCCTTCCGGACGAATGCGCGCAGCTGCCATAGTTCTGTTCCGTGTTTTGCCCAGAGCTTGGCCGCCTTGGTGTCGTCGGTTCGCTTGGACTTCCATGAGGGGTCGATGTAAAGTACGAGCTGTGAGAAGCTGCTCCATGCTGGTGGCTTCTTCCACCTTATCCACTCCTGTCGGAAAACGGTACCCTCGACGATTGGGTTGTGCATCATCTCCTTGTTCCATGCGCGGTATCCGACGAAGTCCCTGTACTGCTGTGCCTCCTGCTTGTTCCACTTCTCCTTCCAGAGAGGTTCTCCTTGGTTGTCGACGGCGCAAACCTTTGAGAGATGTACTCCCTTGGTGTGGCTTATTTCGGCGAGCACAGAAGTCTTTGAGATAAGGTTTCCGACCATGATGAATCGTCCTCTTCCGACATCGAGAGCCCCGAATAGCGCTTCCTTAACCCAGTCTGTAAGCTCGCGTACCCTCCTTGGGTTGCGGCATAGCTCGTCGTCGTCGAGGTCGTCGATTACGATGTAGTCCGGCCTTGCCTCCCGTTTTCTGAGACCACGTGGTGACTGTCCGCGTCCACATGCGAGGAAGCATACTCCGTTCTTGGCTGTGAACTCTCCGTCTGTCCAGTTGCCGACTGACATCTGTATACCGAAGTCGTCGATGAGCCTTCTGTTGTACTGCAGCTCAGCCTGAATGTCGCCGAGGAGCCTTATTGCGGCATCCTCAGACTTACCGACGAGGACCATGAAGTTGATGAGCCGTTTCTGCTGGAAGATGAGGAAGAGTGGTATGAATATGTCGAAGTGTGTAGACTTGGCGTGTCCTCTGGGCCACATGAAAACCGCCTTGAGGTTGGTTGAGTTCTTGACAACACGTGCGGCATCGTTGTGGAATGGTGCGTTGTGTATGGTTCTGATGACCTCTCCTGTGACCTTGTCGCGCAGTGTGAGGAAGTGTGGGAAATAGTACTCGCAGAATGCGGCATAGTTGTTTCGGAGGCGGTATATCCTCTGCTCCTTCTGCCTTGCGGTCTCCTGCCTGAGTGACGCGGTGGCTGTGAGGTTCTGAATCTGGCGGCAGTGCTCCTGCCACTCTTCTTGTAGTTTTTTGAGTTCAGCTGTGGTCATTGAAAGTTGAAAGTTGAAGGTTTATAGAGGAGATAGAGGAGATAGATGAGATAGAAAGCCCCCTGCCCCCCGGTGGGGGGATGCTCTGTCAGAGTGCCGATGGTGTTGCCATCTTCTCCATGAGGAACTTGTTCTGGTACTTGTTGATAGCCTTGATGAGCTCTGGTGTGATTTCGGGGTCGTATGACGCCTGGTCCTGAATCCATCTGTTGAACGCCATGAAGACCTCGATAGCGTCGACGACGTTGGCCTTCTTGTCGAGCTTCTCGATGGTAGCGGAGAGTTTTGAGAGCTTGTCGGCGAGTGTTCCGATAGCGTTTGGGTCTCCGCTTTCGTTTACCTGCGTGATGAGGTTGTCGATAGCGAGCAGGAGTTTGTTGACGAGTTCGGGCCTGGTGACGTTCTTTGCCGCCCTTGCCTCCTTCCATCCGCCTTCCTTGACCCATCTTGACAATGTTACCCTTGACACATTGACCTTTTCAGCTATTTCCTGGAGTTCCATTCCTGATAGATATAGCTGTCGTGCTACTGACTTGAGCCTTTCGATGTCGGCTCTTGTTTTTTTCTGTTCTGCCATGTTGTATGCATTTTTTTGTTAGACAAATATCTGTATTTGTTGCAAAATTGCAACAAATTATGCGTGCTGACAAATAAGCGTGCAGTGGTTTCAGCGAAGTGTGCAGTGGTTTCGCGGAAATTTGGCGGCATGGAAAAATGTAATTAATATTGCATCGGAATTGAATTACTGACACTCAGAATTATGAACTATGGCAAAGAGAGTTAGACTGACAAGTGACATTTTGAACAGCTACGGCTCGCGTGTTCTGACTGCTGGCATGGACATTGAGCAGTACAAGCGCAACCCTGTGTTGCTTTACATGCATGAGCGTGGTAACGTGATAGGCTACCTGAAGGATATCGAGAAGAGTTCTGGCGAAGTTACGGCAGAGCTTGTTTTCGACGAGGCATCGGAGCTGTCGCGCCGTTGCAAGAAGCAGTGGGAAGTAGGTAGCCTGCGTATGGTTAGCGTAGGCATCGACATCCTGGAGACGAGCCGTTCGAAGGCTGTGACGCTTGAGGGTCAGACGCGTGAGACGGTGACTCGAAGCAAGCTTTACGAGGTGAGCCTTGTAGACATAGGCTCGAACGACGATGCGATACGTCTGATGCGTGACGGTAAGCAGATAACACTTGGGAGCGCCGTCGAATGCGGTCTGCCCCTTATCAATAACCCAAAAAAAGAAAAAGAGATGGAAACAAAGACCATTGCCCTGTTGCTGGGGCTGCCGGAGACGGCGAGTGAGAGTGAGTTGACGACCGCCATCAGCGGCCTGATGTCGATGAAGAAGGAGAATGCAGAGCTGAAGCAGCGTCTGAGCAAGTTGGAGGAAGCGGGCATCGAGCATGCCGTTGACGCAGCGATAGCTGACAAGCGCATCGAGCTGTCGAAGCGTGAGGAGTTCGTTGAGCTTGGCAAGAAGATCGGTGCTGGTGACCTTGTGAAGCTGTTTGCGAGCATGTCACCGCGAACGAAGCTGTCTGACATGCTGGATGGTGGTCAGCCGTGCGGCCCCGTGACCTGCGAATACAAGAAGCTGAGCGAGGTGCCTTCGGAGAAGCTTGCTGAGCTGAAGGAGAAGGAGCCGGAGAGGTACAGACGACTTTACAAGGCTGAGTACGGGATGGATATGTAGGAAGCCCCCCTGCCCCCCGGTGGGGGGTATAGAGGAGATAGAAGCCCCCCTGCCCCCCGGTGGGGGGTATAGAGGAGATAGAAAAGATAGAAAGTTTAATTAATTAATAGAAAGTTATGAGACTAAGAATTGTATCGATTATGAGTGCGCTGCTTGTGAACAGCATGATGGGCGCAATGTTTGCGAGCGGGCTTGACGTGAGCCCTGTAGCAGGAGCAGTAGTGATGAATGTTGCCGGGATGGTTCTCGGTAGTGTTGAGAGTGCGTGTTGCCTTCGTGCGGGTGTGTTCACTGAGATCTGGACTGGTGAGCTGGTGAAGCGCCTTCGCGGTAGCATGGACGGGAGCTGGCTTGACGGCGTTCCGGACAACTCGAGCATCGTGAACAATGACACTATTCACCTTGTAGACGTAGGCGTGGACCCCGGTGTGCTTATCAACAACACTACTTACCCGATACCTCAGGAGGTTCTGCAGGATGCAGACATCGCAGTCAAGCTTGACAAGTTCCAGACGAAGGTGACTCCTATTACGGACGATGAGCTTTACGCTTCGAGCTACGACAAGATGGGTCGTGTGACGGAGTCTCACGGCAATGCCATCATGGACGCGAAGTTCATGAAGGCGGCCCACTCCCTCTGCGCTACGAAGAACAGTGGTACAACTCCCGTGCTTGCGACGACTGGCGCACGTGACTCTGCTACTGGCCGTGTGAAGCTGTGCATGCAGGACGTGATTAACCTGAAGCGCAGTTTGGACAAGCTGAAGGTTCCTGTTACTGGTCGCCGTCTGGTTCTTTGCCCCGACCACGTGAACGACCTGCTGGAGACCGACCAATCGTTCAAGGAGCAGTACAACATAGACCGTGGCACGGCAGTGATAGGTCGTCTGTACGGTTTCGAGATATTCGAGTACGGTGGTACTCCGCTGTACACTACAGCGGGTGTGAAGAAGGCAGTTGACGCGAGTGCGTCGACCGGTGAGTTCGCGTGCTCTTTCGCATTCTACGTTCCTCGTGTGTTCAAGGCTACGGGTTCTACGAAGATGTACTTCTCAGCCGCGGAGGGCGATCCCGAGAACCAGGCCAACAGAGTGAACTTCCGCCACTACTTCCTGGCGATGCCTAAGAAGGAGGATGCCGGAGGCGTGCTATACAGCGCATACAAGGCGAGTGAGTAAGAAGCCCCCCTGCCCCCCGGTGGGGGGTATAGAGGAGATAGAAGCCCCCCTGCCCCCCGGTGGGGGGTATAGAGGAGATAGATGAGATAGATGAGATAGGGATTTAGGGTTAAGTTTCTTTTCATAATCATATAATGTAAGTTTGGTATGATGGGTGGCATGGAATTGGGTGATGTTCTGAACATTGTTCTTGGCGGCGGTCTGGTTGGAACAATCGTTGCGATAGCCTCTCTGCGTGAGACGCTGCGGAAGGCGAAAGCCGAAGCTGCGCGTGCAGAGGCCGAAGCCGAGACGGTGCGCATGGACAATACCGACCATGCTACCCGGATACTTGTTGAGAACATTGTCAAACCCCTGAAGGAAGAACTGAATGAGACACGTAGATACCTTGATGCGAGCAAGCGCGAGATGGCCCGGCTTCGCAAGGCCATTGACTCTGCGAACAGCTGCAAGCATCATGACAACTGTCCTGTTCTTGTCGGGATGCAGGACAAGCCTCACGGAGAGCGCGAGCGCAAGCCTATCGTGCGCAAGCCGTTACGACAGTCTGTCGAAGACGATACATGTGATGACGACGGAGCCGGTTCCGAGGGAGCAGGCAGTGCTGCGGATAGCAGCTGACAGCCTCTGGCGCTTGCCGGAGCGTGCGGTATACACAGAGAGTAGCGGCAGGGCTACTGCAACGTTGAGCCGTCATGGTGATACGATAGTGGTATATGCCGACTGCGACAGTCTTCAGCGTTTAGTGGAGTGGTACAGCGTGGAACTCTCTGCCCTGTACGCCCGACATTTGTCTGACAGCGTGTCGGGAACGACGAAAGAGCATACTAACGTCGTTCGAACACCGTTGGAACGGATGTTGGAAGAGGCTAAGGGAGTGATTTTTTGGTTATCAATAATATTTTTAATGGCGGTATGGCTGAAGCACCGCAACAAAAAAACAGAATGACATGGGAAAGAAAGTATTTGACGGTTCCGACCTTATACTGAGTATAGGCGGAAAGGCACTTGGCTACAGCAGCGGGTGCAAGATAACGACAACAGTGGAGACAGGCGAGCGTGTGACAAAGGAGTCTGCCAGCTCGAAGTGGAAAGAGAAGTACGTGAAGAGCTTCTCAGAGAGCATCAGCGCTGATGGTTTTGTGCTGCTTGACGGCGGTGCCGAGATGCCTACGTACGACCAGCTGAAGGCAATGCAGCTGGCTGGCGAGCCTGTAGAGGTGAACTACAACATCAGGGAAGGCGCAGGGCGCGAGGGTAAGTCCGAGGGCGGCTATTCAGGCAACTACCTGATTACGTCGCTGGAGCTTGACGGCCAGGCGAGCGATGACGCGAAGTACAGCGTGCAGCTGGAGAACAGCGGTGCTGTGACGAGTACGGGCTTCGGTGTGAGGGCATCGTAATGAGAGGGGAGGTTGAATGATGAAGACTTTCCATATTACGATAGGCGGCATCAGTTACCCCGTGCGTCTCGTGATGGGTGCTTTGCTGCTGTTCAAGCGTGAGACGGGTAATGACGTGAACACTCTTCAGGCCGACGACCTTGAGGGGATGGTGCGTCTGATATGGTGTTGCGTGAAGTGTGCGAGCCAGGCTGAGGGTCTGGACTTCGGCTACGACTTCGAGACGTTCTGCAACCTGATTACTCCCGGGGACCTTGAGCAGTGGAACGCGAACCTGACAGATGAGAAAAAAAAAGTGTCGGCGGAGCAGAGGGCGTAGAAACCGACGTTGAGAGCCTTTTGGGCATAGCGTTGGGGTGCATGGGCATGAGTATGGATGACTTCTGCCGTTGCACCCCTTCTGAGTTTGCGCAGGTGTGGTCTGCCTGGAACGGCATGGAGCAGTTGCGTGAGCGCGGTGCTTGGGAGCGTATGCGTATGGAGTGCATAGCGAGTCTGCAGCCTTACAGCCGCAAGACGCTGCGACCTGCTGACGTGATGCCTCTGCCGTGGGACGTTGATAAGGAAGATGAGAAGAGGAATGAGGATGAGGAACTGACAAGAGAGGAGCTGTTAAGTCGAATGGAGGAGGTCAAGAAGCGGTACGGGCTGAGGTGAGGGATGAAAGTATAAGGTTTATAGAGGAGATAGAGGAGATAGATGAGATAGAGGGGATGGCGGGTTATGGTTGGGTGTCGTCATCATCGTCGGCAAAAGAAGGAGTGTCGATGGCAACGCTGACTATATACCATATAAACATGGCTGCGAACAGGAGGAATGCAAAATCGCACACAGCCATGAGCCTGTACCATCCGGCTGAGGTACATACAAGGGATGCAATGAAGGCATAGAGCGCCATTTCTCCCGTCCAGGATCCCCTTTTCTTTATTTTCTTCATTTTCATAATGTTGTCCCTCATATGATTTGAACAGGTTGCAAATATAAACAAAAAAAGTGAGACGGCAATGGACAAAGAGGTAAAATTTACGATAAGAATGACAGTCGACGGCAGCCAGAAGATAGTGACTGCGACTGCAGACATAAACAAGTTCGCCGAGGAAATAGAGAAGGCAAGGACATTGTCTACCCGATTGCGTGATGAGCTGGTGAAGTCAGTTCAGACCGGTGAGTTATTGAAGAACGCCCTGTCGGGTCTGGAACAGGTGAGAGGCTACCTGCTTGAGCTGACAGCAGCAAGTGCGCAGCAGTCAGAGGCAGAGACGAAGCTTGCGAACAACATGCGCAACACTATGGGTGCGCGTGATGAAGAGATAGCGAGCATAAAGGCTCTATGTGCTGCCCAGCAGGAACTTGGTGTCATAGGTGACGAGGTTCAGCTGGCAGGTGCGCAGGAGCTTGCCACCTATCTTGAGGAGAAGTCGAGTCTGGAGAAACTCATTCCGGTGATGAACGACATGGTTGCGCAGCAGTACGGTCTGAGCGCCACTCAGGAGAATGCTGCTAACATCGCTACGATGCTGGGCAAGGTGATGGACGGCCAGACGGAGGCTCTATCACGCTACGGCTACAAGTTTGACGAGGCTCAGGCTCAGATACTGAAGTTCGGAACAGAGGAGCAGCGTGCGGCCGTTCTTGCTGAAGTGGTAGAAAGCGCAGTAGGCGGCATGAATGCGGAACTGGGTCGGACTGAAGCCGGAAAGGCTAAACAGGCAGCCAACGATTTGGGCGACCTCAAGGAGGCGATAGGCTCCATGCTCGTACCTCTGGAGTCGATGCTGCTGAAGGCTGGTGAGATGACTGTGGCACTCAATGCGATAGGTACGACGATTGTCGGCATAAAAGGTCTTGCTGTTGCCATAAAGAACACAAATATAGTGGTACTGGCGCATTCGGCAGCCACAAAAGCGTCGGCGTTGGCGCATGCACTGTGGTCAAAACAGCTATACTACGGCAAGGCGGCAAGCATAGCGTGGGCGTTCGGTGCCAAGGTGGCGACGGTACAGGCTATAGCCATGAGAACAGCTATACTGGGCCTGATGGCTGTGAGCGGTGTCGGCATCGCGATAGCGGCTGTGTCCGGCGTCATTTCCCTCTTCTCTTCAAATACCGACGACGCTACGGAAAGCATGTCCAAAGCCAGGAAAGAAAGCGAGAGACTGAAAGAGGTTGAGGATTCTGCCTCACAGGCATACACGAATGCGGCATCATCGCTTTCGGTCAACATGGGCAAGCTGGAAGAATTAATCAGCAAGAAGAAGAAAGGCGTAGATACCACAGCCGAGGAAAAGAAGATTGTCGAAGAACTCAACGGCACGTATGGCGCAACGATGGGCTACTTCTCCGACGTGAGTCAGTGGTACATCGCACTCGTCGCCAACAGCGAAGCCTACTGCAAGCAGATGATGTTGGAAGCGAAGACGAGGATACTGGCTAACCAGATAGCCGAGAAGGAACTTGAGCTGCACGACATACGTTACGACAAGAAAGGCAACCTGAAAAGATACAGGAAGAACGGAGAAAAGAAACTTGTCATTACTGGAGCCGATGCGAACGGCAAACCGATATACGAATACAAGGAGCAGGAAAGCGACCTTGAAAAAGCGAACAAGAAATTAAGAGAAGGATATGCTGAACTGAAACACCTGAAGAACCAAATCAAGGATGCTGCGAAGAGTACAGCACAGATTGATTTCAAGGTGAAGGGCAGCACTACGATGCCGGGCAGCGGAGGAACAGAAAAGTCAGGGAAGTCAGGGAATGAGCTGAAGCTGATAGAGAACGCCACGACATACAAGGAACTGGCGAACAACGTTGCCTACTATCAGCAGCAGCTGGAACAGGCCGATGTAAGCGACAGCGAACACATCATCACACTGACAAGGCAAAAGAAGGCGGCTGAGGATGCCGTGGCGACTTTCAAGGCACTCCTCGACGCGGCAGGGCGACCCGTGAGCCTCGACAGCCTGGAGGACATCGACAAGGAACTGCAATACCAGCAACGCCTCAGGCAGAAGGCAACGGCAGACAACATAGCCGGGATAGACTCGGAGATAAAACGGCTGAACGCACTGAAGACCGCCATCGAAGACAGCTCATACGCAGGCAAGGACACAGGCACGATAAAGACATACGAGGAACTGGCTCAGCAGCAGGCGTACTACGAGCGCAGGCTAAGGACGGCTACAGAGACGGAAAGAACCGAGATACAGAAGCGCATAAACGCTCTGGAACAGCTGAAACGGAAATGGGACGGGGCTCTGGCAGAACTGGAGAAGCCCGGAGACATAGGGACGCTCGACACCATGGAGAAGCTCGATGACGCGATAGCCTACTATACCGACCGACAGAAGAAGGCAAGCACAGAAGAGGTGACGGCGATACAGCGCACCATAGACAAGCTGCAGGACAAGCGCAATGCTCTGGCACGGCTCACGGAACTGACACGGCAGCAGCGGGAATTGGCTGATATAGGAAGCCTGGAGGGCACGGAACTGAAGCTACGGCTGGAACTGATAGGGTTGGATGGCGTGAAGTCTAAGATCCGTTCTTTGCAGGAGATGCTTGATGACACAGAGAATCCGTTGTCGGGCGATGAGCGCAAGGAGGTGGAGAAGCTTCTGAAGAGCTGGCAGGGTTACGAGAAGGTGATGAAGCGCAACAGCGTGAGCGTGAAGGACACGTGGGGTCATGTGAAGGGTGTAGGCAGCAGCGTAGAGGGTATAACGGATGCTCTGAGTGGCAACGGCAGGGCATGGGAGCGTGTGACTGGGGTTGTGGACGGGCTGATAGGTATGTGGGAGTCGGTGAAGGGCATAATAGGTATAGTTGATGCTCTGACGGGTGCTGTGCGGGTTCAGGAGTCGGCAACGATATCGAGTGCCGCGGCGAAGCAGATGGAGACTACAGCTGTGGTGGAGAACACTGCCGCGAAGAGCGGTGAGGCTATAGCAGACGCTACGTCGAGCGGTGCTAAGCTTCCATTCCCTGCGAACATAGCTGCGATAGCGGCGGGCGTTGCGGCTGTGGTAGCGGCGTTGGGCATGATAGGGGGTGCTTTTGCTGACGGCGGCATCGTAGGCGGTAGCAGCTGGCGCGGGGACCGTTTGCTGGTGAGGGTGAACTCGGGCGAGATGATACTGAATGCGCGTCAGCAGGCAGAGCTGTTCGCTCTGGCAAACGGTAGTGCGATGTATGGGGGTGCTTCGGCCGTGGTTCCTCAATGGTCGGGTATGATGTCGCTGATAGGCGGTCGTCCTTTAGTTCAGATGCCGGACATGGCAGTGGCATCTTCTCCGAGGAGTGTGGTGCTGAAGGCCAAGGGCCGTGACCTTGTGGGGGTGATATCGAACGAGCGGCGGCTGACACGGAAGAGGATATTAGGTTAATAGGTTATAAGGTTAATAGGTTATTAGGTTATAAGGTTATTAGGTTAATAGGTTATAAGGTTATAAGGTTATAAGGTTATAAGGTTATAAGGTTATTAGGTTATAAGGTTAATAGATGAGATAGATGGGATAGATGGGATAGAGGAGATAGAGGAGATAGATGAGATAGATGAGATAGAGGAGATAGAGGAGATAGATAAGACTGATTAGGCTCTGTTGTGGGGCTGTACTTAAAAAAAATATAATTATGTATATACACGGAGAATACAGGAATGCTGTTGGCGAGGTGATAGAGGTTCATCTGCTGACTGGCGGCGACAGGACGGAGGATGTGGTGATAGGTGATGAGTCGAGCGGGGTGTTCTTCACGGATGACCCTGTGGAGACGGAGAGCCAGACTTCGGACACTTTCGACGTTCTGCTGAGGACTCAGGCACGGATAAGGCTGCTGACGAGGCGGCACATGGGTGAGCTGTTTGCCGCGCGCCCGGAGGATGTGGCAGTTAACATATACCGTGCCGGCGAGTGCGTGTTTGCTGGGTATGTGGAGCCGATGGCTCTTCAGCAGGGTTACAACGAGGACCTGGACGAGGTTGAGCTGTGCTGCATCGACTGCCTGTGTGCCCTGGAATACCGCAGGTACAGGAACATAGGCGATGCCGGCACGTCGTACGCTGACGTGAAGGCATCGGCTGTTCAGCGCACGTTCGGCGCGCTGCTGCGTGAGATGGTCGATGGCGTGACGTCGGATATGGACATAAAGGGCAGCGGAGTGGTGAGGTTGCTGTATGACGGCAGCAAGTGGGCAGAGGTGACGGATGAGGAGCGTTACGGTATAATGGATCGTCTGGCAGTGAGCGAGCTGCTGTTCCTGGGTGATGACGAGGACGAGGTGTGGAAGCAGGACGAGGTGATGGAGGAGCTGCTGAAGTACCTGAACCTGCATGTGGTTCAGGAAGGCTTCACGTTCCGTATATTCGCATGGGAGACGGTGGCCTGCGGCAGCGGCAAGATGGCAGAGGAGTCAGAGTTCTGTGACCTGCTGACGATGGAGAGGTCGTCGATGGAGCGCAATGTGGTGAGGATAACGCCTGACATCGTAGACGGTTGCGACGCCACGCTGACGATAGGTGAGGTGTACAACCAGCTGCTGCTGACTTGCAGCATTGAGGAGATGGAGAACGTCGTTGAGAGTCCCTTGGACAGTGACCTGCTTGAAGACCCGTACAGCAGGAAACAGAAATACATGACGGAGCTGTCGGCTGAGGGTACGGACAAAAACGCTCTGTACCACTTCGGCATAATGGTACTGGATGAGGAAACGAATTACAGCAAGGGGAGCATCACGGACTGGTACATACGCATGAAGAGGAACTGGCTGTGGAGGTTCCCAGTAGGCGGCGACATGACGACCGACTGGCAGGACAGTTATGCTGGAGGCACGCAGCAGCATGATGTTGCAATGAGGTTAGGCTCGAAGATGGGTGGTTGCCTGATGGCTTGGGGCAAGCAGACGTTCAACACTGCCCAGACAGACAACAGCAAGTTGCCGAGCATTCCGATGACGAGCAGCCTGATGCTGTCGGTCAATGGCAACGGTGTGGACAACGACATCGCCGACTCGCGTCTTCAGCCATACCCCAATGATGATGACCTGAAGGCTTGCGTTCCTTTTGCCGTTTACGATGGCAATGCGGCAGGCGGCGTTTTCTCTCCTGTTGATGAGGACGTGAGGAACTATATCGTGATTAGCGGAACAATAGTTCTTAACCCTATTATGCACGAGAGCGGCAACTACTCTACGCTGAAAATGTATGCCGAGCGTGATGAACTTGATACTCACTGTGTGCCTGTCGCATCCCGGAACGGCGGTGGAAGGTACTACACAAGGAAATACTGGGTGGCTGACGACCCGAAGGAGGAGCCTGAGAGTGCGTTATATCATACTGGGCTGTATCCGTATACGGGTGACGGACTACAGCTATACGAGTTCAAGTACAGTGCGATAGGCGACAGTACTGACAAGGTGAGCAAGGTTGCCGTTCTGGCTTGCATGCTGATTATCGGCGACAAGTGCGTGGTGGAGAACCAGGAGAGTTCGAACGGTCTTCTAACGGACTTCGAATGGCGTAGGTACAAGAGCAGGGAAGAGTGCGAGACGGACGATGAATACTACAGCCAGTGCTTCTACATAGGCTTCGACCCGAAGATAGGGGACAAGCTCATAGGCACGGAGTTCAAGATACAGACGAACTTCGAGGATGCCGACAACGTAGGCGCCGATGAGGGCATGGCGATACCGATAACGAGGGCTGACGCTCTGAGCGGTCAGGTGAAGTTCCTGATACTGGGTCCTGTGAACACCACATGGGACGAGTACACTCGCCGGCATCCGTCGTTCTGGCGTCACACGAAATGGACGACCACATCGGTGTCGCTGCTGGCGCACACGAGCAGCATAGTAGTGAAAGACTTCGAGGTGAAGATATATGCCGGCGGAGAAGACCAGGGCGAGGACAACGACGTGGTGTACATGAGCGACACTGTTGAGCGTTTCGTAAACCGCAAGGACGACCTTGAGATGAAGATAAACTCGGCACTGACCTCGGAGGAGTGCGCAAGGCTCGGAGTGAGGAATACGGTGAAGATATCGACACCTGTTGACACAAGTACCGGCAACGGAGTGACGGAGATATACGACCGGCACCTGGGTCAGACTGCCAAGGCTGAACAGATATACGTAGACGCTTACTGGCACGAATACCACGAGCCGCGGATGATACTGGAACAGAGATTGACGGACAAGGCGGGGACGGTGGACCTGCTGAACCACTACACTGAGGGAGCATCGGGAAAGGAATTTTATGTACAGGCTATAAGCAGGAACCTGACACAGGGTACTGCAACAATGACACTGAAGGAGGTATGGAATGATTGAAGTTAAGATGATAGGAAAGCCCAAGGGCAGCACCAAGTCTGCCGGGGCAGGCAGGTCGGCATCCTACAGCGTGCAGACCGTCGCAGACACGGCACGCAAGGCTTACAGGGCAGAGAGTGCTGACTATGCCGACTATGCGGAGAAGGCCGGTGTGGCGGCAAGGGCGACATTCGCCGACCAGGCGATGGTGCTGGCTGATGGCAGCCCCATAAAGGACATGTTCCTGAGCAGTCAGGAGGATGACACGGCACAGGGAGTCATCACGTTCGCGAAGGGGCTGATCGCTAAATTGAAGTCGACATTTGTCAATATGGATGCCGTCAACGGTAGTATCAGTTATTTATCAGGCAGGGACCTGGATTACCAGTCGGGTGTGTTCGGTGGCATCGCGGCCGAGACACTGGACCTTGAGAGAGAACTGACGTCACCTGCGGCCAACATTACAAACCTGACCGCAAAGACGGTGAAAGCAGATGACACGGTGACAGAGAACCTGCAGGCTACCGTAGCCACTGTGGGCACGCTGATAGCTGACAGCGTTGCGGCAGATGTGGTGAGCGCAGAGAGTGTGACCACTAAGAGGCTTGAAGTGACGGGTGCTGCTCACTTCTTCCAGTTAGTGATTGACGAGGTGAGGAGCGTTGGCGGCAGGGTCGTGCTGTCGATGGCGAGCTGTGAGGCGAGGAGGATAGTGGAGTATACCGGGTTTTATAGGGTTTATTTCGTTGCTGAGGACGATGGCAAGAGCGTGACGAATGAGTGGGCGGTTGGCGACTTGGCGATATGCCAGTCTTTCAATGCTGGCATCGGGACGCATGAGAATGTGTCGAACAAGTACTACTGGAGGAAGGTTGTCAGTGGGTCGTGGGCGGCTACGGAGTATGCCTGGGACGGAGAGAGGAAGTATTACTATATTGACCTGAGCAGGGTTGATGGGGAGTATGATGAAAGCGCTGGCGGTTCTGGCTTGTCCGGAGATTATGGTGTGCCGGGTGTCGGGGATGTCATCGTGCAGTTGGGCAACTGGTCGGATGCGGAGAGGGCTTCGGCGATTGTCTTGTCGGCATACGATGACGGATGGTTAGACACGGAGATTGAGGCTCCGAGCATAGCGCAGTACGTGGGCGTGGGCATGGACGCGGCGGACAGGTGGAACTTGGCGAAGTGCAGGTACACGTGGTTGGCGAGGAACGGCAACCAGATTACGGGCAACCTGCGTGTGGTGACGGCTGAGGGCACCAAGGAGGTGACTGAGTATGTCAGCAGCGAGGTGGCGACGCAGACCGAGGCCATCGTCGACACCAAGGTCACGGAGAAGACGGCTGAGCTGGTGCAGACCGTGGACGGACTGTCGAGCACGGTGAGCAAGCACGAGACGAGCTTACAGGAGGTAAGGGGCAGCGTGGTTACCGTTGAGAAGCTTGTTGTCAACAACGCCACTCAGATTAGGCAGAACGCCGACAGCATATCAGCACAGGCCACGTCGTTGGAGACGGTGCAGCAGAACATATCCGACATAGAGACGCAGTTTGACAACCTTTCCGACGCTGTGGACAGCCAGCAGGCCACCATCGACGGGCTGCCGCTGAAGACTGACGTGGAGCTGGCGGAGTACAAGGGCGAGATACTGGTGGAGAGCAAGCGGATTGCGCTGGAGGTGTCGGAGATTACTGACGTGAGGCGGAACATGCTCATGGGTACGCAGTTCTGGAAAAACATCGGGTATGACGCTGACGGATATATGGTGAACGGGTCTGGTGCCACGCTGATACGGCGGACGAGCGACAGGGTGAACGGGCATAACTCGTTGGAGATTTCGTCCTCGTCGACGAGCAACACCTATGGCGGCATATACTTCCTGAATGTACCGGTGGAGGCAGGCAAGTCGTATACGATAAGCGTGTGGACGAAGAGGATGTCAAGCTCGCTGGGCAATGGGACAAGCATGATTGTCCACTACAAGGCCAACAGCGAACAGGGCACGCCCACATGGCAGGAGAGCCAGAGACTGGTAACTACCGCCGACACCATCGGCGAGTGGGTGCTGGTGAGGAAGACCATCACGCCGAAGGCCGGCGACTACTTCGTGAACGTGATATTCTGTGTGGTTTCGTCAGGCACGATAAGGATAGCGGAGCCTATGATGGAGGAGTCGGAGGAGTATACGGCATGGTCGCCGTCAGCGAGTGACTACGCCTACGTGATGGGGAACATGATACCCGGGTCTGACACGCTTGCTACGGTGAGCGACGGCGAGGGTCTGACTATTGCGAAGGGACGTGTGGCGGACGGTGATGAGGCAGGGGTGTACAAGGTGAGCGGCTCGACGACTTCCACCCTGACTCTTCTTGGTATCAGGAAGTCTTTCTCTCAGGGTTACAGCTACGTGTTGTCGTTCTGGGCGCGCAGGACTTCGGCGGCGAGCGACTACGCATGGCTTTGCGTGAACTTCGGCAGCAACGTGCTGGTTGCGGAGTACAGCAATGGCGTGAGTCCCTATTCCGCAGACCAGGGCAGGACTCCCTACAGCGGGTACATGAAGCTGAGAAACGTTCCCAGGACGTGGACGCGGTACTGGGTACACGTGATTGCTGACAGCAACGTGACTCTGACGCCGTTGATATACATTGAGGTTACGGACGGCCGCGCTGCCTCGTTCGAGGTGAAGAAGCCGAAGATAGAGTATGGTGCCGTGGTAACAGAGTGGACAGCCTCCATGGACGACCTTGCCGAGGAGGAGACGGTTGCGAACCAGCTGCACAGGACCGGCATCAACATCACGCAGGGCACGATACGGCTGAGCGCGAAGAATACCATCATCGACGGCGACCTGCACCTGAGGGGCGTGCTGGTTGAGAACTATGCCGATACGGAGAGGGGTTCGTTGGTGGTTTGCGACATGGTGCGGAACAAGTCGGTATCTGTGAGCCAGGCGCATGTGGTGCTTCCGATGATAAGTCCGCAGACGATTACGTCGTCACGTGCTGACGGTGAGGTGACTGTTGCGGCTGTCAGGGAGGCTGGCGTGAAGGTGACTATAGCGGCGAAGTATGAGGCGTACGTTGCGAAGTGGTCTATGGCCACGGCGGAGCTGTATGCCGGGAACAAGAACGCGATGGGTTATTTCCACAGCTACTGCACGAAGGTGTTTGCCGACCCGCGTATAGCATCGTGCAGCAACTACACGGCTACAGACGTTGCGAGAATACAGCCCGAAGGTAATGGTGGACATCTTGTATCTGGTTACGAGGGAGGAGTGTTTATCTGCAACGGCCGCCGTGGCAGGGTACTCCTGCTCATGCCCGGTCAGACGCTGCACCTGACATCGGCCATCGAGACCATCAACGGCAGCGACCATCTGCTGTGGTACGTGGACAACGGCAGCGAGTTTATGCCCATACAGAAGACCGTGAGCTTCGTGGGTGACAACTGGTATACGAGGCAGTTCTACAGCAACGGTGGCAGCTCGTGGCCGAACGAAACGGAGACAAGTAGCGGCTCTGAACACGCTGACTGCCTGTTTGCACCAAAACAGATTGGCGTAGAGTTCAGCGGCAGGACAGACACGCTGCAAATAGAACTGTAGGGTAATCTACAACGAAAATCCAACTCATACATTAACTATAAATCAAAAACAACTATGACAATCGACGACATTACAACGAAAATTGAGAACCAGGGAGCGACTCCACAGGGAAGGCTCTCGGCTGAGGAACTGAACACAATAGTGGAACAGGTGAAGGCGAACAGGGACACGGTGGCTGCGACAGGAATGTCGATAAGCGGCACGCTGAACCTCTCGCAGGCTGCTACTGCAGTGACGATGGCAGCGGTATATGCCGCACTGGGAAACAACCAGATGAGGTTCTACCTCGTCACCGACGCTGACGGTGGGTTCACGGGAGGAAGCGTCACGGCAGCTGGAGCGGTGGCAAAGCTCTTCGGAAAGGACTCGCTCGGTGTGTCGGTGGGTGACATCTGCGTGATAGCGAAGCTGAACTCACTGCCCGTGTACAGAATTCTGCCACTAAACGACGCAAAGGCGGCCAGCGGCGACTTCCCCGGGGCTGACGGACTGGAAACAATATGGGACAAGACACAGGTGAACAAGATACCGGGCATAGAGACAACGGCAAACGAGGCAAGGCGCATGGGCGCATCGGCATATATGCCCTCGCTCGGCGAGCAGAACATGAACAACGCCCTGCAGCCGGGGGTATACCCCTGGTGTACGCTCGGCAGACCTAACAGCTCTACGGGTGCCTACACATGTATAGTACGCAAGTCGTACAACGCCGACGGCGGCGGATATTACACCATCGAGCAGACCGCCTACGGCAGAGAGGGCGAGCTGGGACAGGTGTACAAGAGGATAATATTCCAGAAAAACGACGGAAGCGATACACAGTACGGAGAGTGGATACGCGTCAGCGGAGGGGAACCTATAATATATAAATTAGATATTGAAACAAATACTAATGGCTACGCTGAAACTACTTACGATGTCTATAATAAACTAATGAATATTGCTATTAATGAGGTTTCACATAGGCATTTTACTGTTTATCTAAAAATAAGAAGGGGCGAAGACCAAGCATTCTTTACAGGCGTACCATCTTTAATTCGAGGCTACAGCCAAGATATACTGGCATGGATGTTACCCTCTTGTAATGATGGTATTTGTATAGTGAAGTTATATATAAAAAATGAAGTACCTACTTTTGAAATGACTTTCAAATTAATTTAA